AGCCCCCGGTGGGGGCCGGCGACCGGGCCGGTCAAAAACGGAGGGGTCGCACAAAAATTTTTACCCCCAAGCCATACGCCTCACAAGTTGTTGCTTGCGTAAAAATTTTGTGAAGTGCTATAATTATTTGTCACATAAATTGTTACAGCCATGACCTTTCAATCCTTGCCGCTTACCGCGCGCAAACTAGAGGCGACCGAGGCGCGCTTGCAGCGCATCTACGAGGCTGCCAAGTTGGGTCTAAAAGGTGACTCGCTGGCGTTGAAGGCTGGCATGTTGCCGACCGAGTATCGGCGTCTGTGCGAGATGGACCCTATTGCCGAAATGGCAGAGCAAAAAGGGCGCGCTGACGCAGAAGGGGCGCTTGCGGCTGTGATGATGGACGCCGCGCTTTCCGGCGACACCAAAGCGGCGCTAGAGATCCTTCGTCACCGACACGATTGGGTGGCTAAGCAGCAGGTGCAAATCGACGTAGCGCAGCAGATCAGCGTAATATCGGCACTTGAGAAAGCAGAGCAGCGCGTCATCGACGTGCAGATGAGCGAGGTTCACGTTGCAGCAACCGATCTACAGCGCGTCTGACGAACAACTCTTGATGACGCGGCTCTGGCAGCCGCGCATCAAAGACGACCCGGAAGCGTTTGTAAACTTTGCGTTCCCGTGGGGACAGCACGGCACGCCACTGGCCAACTATAAAGGCCCGCGCAAGTGGCAGCGTCAGGTGCTGCGGAAGATCACGCAGCACATCAAAGACAACGGCGGCAAAATTGACTACAACGTCTTTCGACTGGCGGTCGCGTCAGGCCGAGGGATCGGTAAGTCCGCGCTAGTGTCATGGCTCGTGCTGTGGATGCTCTCGACGCGCATTGGTAGCACCACAATTGTGTCGGCCAACAGTGAGGCCCAGCTCCGCAGTATCACCTGGTCGGAGATTACCAAGTGGCTGGCGATGATGATCAACAGCCATTGGTTTGAGATCAGCGCAACCAAGGTCGCGCCAGCTAAGTGGCTGGCGGAGATTGTCGAGCGGGACTTGAAGAAAGGCACGCGCTTCTGGTCGATCGAGGGGCGCCTGTGGTCGGAAGAGAACCCGGACGCTTACGCCGGTCTGCACAACCTGGACGGCGTGTGTTTGATCTTCGATGAGGCGTCAGGTATTCCAGACTCGATCTGGCAGGTGGCCGCTGGCTTCTTCACAGAAAACACGCCGCACAGGTTCTGGTTTGCTTTTTCCAACCCGCGCCGCAACCAAGGCTACTTCTTTGAGTGCTTCAACTCCAAGCGCGACTTTTGGTCAACAGAGAACATCGACGCCCGCGACGTCGAGGACACTGACAAGCAGGTCTACGAGCAGATCATCGCGGAGTACGGCGAAGACTCGATACAGGCCAAGGTCGAGGTGTACGGGGAATTCCCGAGCGCAGGCGACGATCAGTTTATTGGACCCGCGCTGGTCGATCAGGCGTTTGCCCGGCCCAAGCACAAAGACGAAACAGCGCCAATCGTGATCGGCATCGACCCAGCCAGGTCAGGCGGTGACTCGACGGTTATTGCGGTGCGCCAAGGGCGTGACATCATCGCGATCAAGCGGTATCGGGGTGATGATACGATGACGACCGTGGGGCACGTCATCGACGCGATCGAGGAATACAAGCCGACGCTGACGGTGATTGACGAGGGTGGGCTGGGGTACGGCATACTTGACCGGCTGGTCGAACAACGGTATAAGGTGCGTGGGGTCAACTTTGGTTGGAAAGCCAAAAACCAAGTGATGTGGGGTAACAAGCGCGCCGAGCTGTGGGGTGCGCTGCGGGACTGGCTAAGAACCGCGTCGATCGCGCCAGACAGGCAACTGAAGGCGGATCTGACCGGACCTAAGACCAAACCCGACTCAAGCGGTACGATCTTCTTGGAGAGCAAGAAGGATATGAAAGCCAGGGGTCTAGCTTCTCCTGACGCCGCCGATGCGATCGCGGTGACGTTTGCATTTCCAGTCGCCTCCCGTGAGCCCCGAGCAACTATGCCCCGCCGCCACTACAGCGACCGCACCGCAGGCGCAACCTCTTGGATGGGCGCATGACCAAGAAATCTGTCAGCCTGTCAGTCGGGCGCGGCGAGAAGCTGCCGACCAAACAAGGCGCTGGGCTGACGGCCAAGGGGCGCGAGAAATACAACCGAGCCACAGGGAGCAACCTCAAAGCGCCTGCGCCCAACCCCAAGACAGAAGCAGACAAGGGGCGTAAGGCGTCATTTTGCGCGCGCATGGGTGGGGTAGCCGCCAAGGCCAAAGATGGCGAACGCGCCAAAGCGGCGCTCAAACGATGGAAGTGCTAAGATGAAACCAGGTCTTTACAGCAATATTAATGCTAAACGTGAGCGCATCAAAGCCGGATCGGGCGAGAAGATGCGCAAACCTGGCGCTCCGGGCGCACCCACCGCCAAGGCGTTCAAAGAGAGCGCCAAGACAGCCAAGAAGAAATAGCCATGCCGCTTGTCAAATCACCCAGCAAAGCCGCGTTTCGTAAGAACGTAGCGGCTGAAGTAAAGGCCGGAAAGCCTGTAAAACAGGCCGTGGCAATCGCGTACAACACCAAACGGCAAGCCGCCAAGAAGAAATAATGGCTTACGACCCGACAGGCATTGACGGCGCGGCAGAGGTGTCTGACGTAGGTGGCGCGCCTACGAAAGACATGGCGCACAAACTGTCGCAGATGCGCAGCCGCTTTAAGATGGCGGTGGCGGCGTACAGCGACACCCGCGAAGACCAGTTGGACGACCTGCGGTTTATGGCAGGTTCGCCTGACAACCACTACCAGTGGCCGGCGGATGTGCTGTCTGTGCGGGGGTCGGTGCAAGGCCAAACCATCAACGCTCGCCCGTGCCTGACGATCAACAAGTTGCCGCAGCACGTGCGGCAGGTGACTAACGAGCAGCGTCAAAACAGGCCGTCGCCCAACGTCATCCCGGTCGACGACGACGCGGATGTCGAGGTCGCGGAAATTTTTGACGGCATGATCCGTCATATCGAGTACATCTCAGACGCTGATGTGGCGTACGACACCGCCTGCGACAACCAAGTAACGTACGGCGAGGGCTACATTCGGATTTTGACCGAATATTGCGATGAAACGAGCTTTGATCAGGACATCAAGATCGGTCGGATTCGCAATAGCTTCTCGGTTTACATGGACCCGACGATCCAAGACCCGTGCGGCGCGGATGCCGGGTGGTGTTTTATCACCGAAGACATTCTAAAAGCCGATTACGAGCGGATGTACCCCAACGCCATGCCGGTCAGTTCGATCATGGTGCAAGGCGTGGGTGACCAAGCGCTATCGCAATGGCTGTCTGAAACGACGGTGCGGATTGCAGAGTATTTTTACTGCGATTACAAGCCTGCAACGCTTAATTTGTACCCTGACGGCACGACGACCTATCAAGGCACGCCGCAAGACCAAATGATGCGTCAGATGGGCCTAAAACCGACCCGTCAGCGCAAATTGCAGCGCAAAACGATCAAATGGTGCAAGACCAACGGCTACGAGATCATCGAAGAGCGCGAATGGGCGGGCGCGTACATCCCCGTTATCCGCGTGATTGGCAACGAGTGGTCGATTGAAGGCCAGCTTGAGATTTCAGGATTGGTCAGAAACGCCAAAGACGCCCAGCGGATGTACAACTATTGGGTAAGCCAAGAAGCTGAGATGCTGGCGCTGGCCCCGAAAGCACCGTTTATCGGCTACGGCGGTCAGTTTGAGGGGTACGAGGAAAAGTGGAAGACTGCGAACACGCAGAACTACCCCTACTTGGAAGTCAACCCGGATGTAACCGACGGAGCGGGCAATATTTTGCCGTTGCCGCAGCGGGCGCAGCCTCCGATGGCCCAAACTGGCCTAATTCAGGCCAAAATGGGGGCGTCAGAAGACATCAAAGCGGCCACCGGGCAGTACAACGCTAGCCTCGGAATGACGTCAAATGAGCGGTCTGGAAGGGCTATTTTGGCCCGTCAGCGTGAGGGCGACGTCGGTACGTACCACTACGTCGACAATCTGGCGCGGGCGATTCGTCACGTCGGGCGGCAACTGGTCGATTTAATCCCCAAAATCTACGACACGCAGCGTATCGCGCGGGTGATTGGGGTGGATGGTGAGTCGAAGATGGTGCGGCTTGACCCCACGCAACCTGAACCAGTGCGAAAGATGGTGAACGAGCAAGGCGTGGTAATCGAGAAGATTTACAACCCTGGCGTTGGTAAGTACGACGTCAAGGTCACCACAGGCCCGAGCTACCTGACCAAGCGTCAGGAGTCGATGGACGCGATGAGCCAGATTTTGCAAGGCAATCCGAACCTGTGGGCGGCGGCTGGCGATCTGTTTGTCAAAAACATGGATTGGCCGGGGGCTCAAGAGCTTGCACAGCGACTGAAAAAGATGATCGATCCGAAGCTGCTGCAAGAAGACGACGATCCGGCACTGCAAGCGGCCAATCAACAAATCCAGGCGATGCAAGCGCAGATGGAGCAGATGTACAACATGCTCCAGAACGTCGGCAAGTCGATGGAAGCGCAGAAATTGCGCATTGACGAGTACAATGCGGAAACCAAGCGTATTCAAGCCGTGCAAGCAGGTATGACGCCTGACCAAGTTCAAGATGTTGTCATGCAGACGTTGAAAGATGTCATGACGGCTGGCGATATGGTGGTCGCTCAACAAATGGGTATGACACAATGAGCTGCGCAGACTTTATCGGCACCTTGTTTCTAGCGCGTGATGTGACGCACTCGGTGCATCTTAATACGAGGTCGTACGCCAAGCACGTTGCGCTAAACGAGTTCTACGACAGCATCGTCGACCTTGCCGACAAGTTTGCCGAAGCGTACCAAGGCCGGCATGGGCTGATCGGGCCGATTACGCTGATGTCAGCCAAGAAGACGACAGACGTCATTGAGTTTCTCAAAGACTCGCTTGCAGACATCGAAGAGATGCGGTACAAGGTGTGTGAGAAGGACGACACGCCGCTTCAAAACATCATTGACGAGATTGTAGGGCAGTATTTAAGCACCCTCTACAAACTCAAATTCCTTGCGTAAGGGCGCGTTATGGAACTGCTAAATCCTCTTGCTGATGCCAACTATCCCGCCTATACGGCGTCTTACACGGGCACAGCGGGGTCAACGACCGCTTGGCCGTCAGGCCCGCAAGGCGTGGTGATCTGGTCGACAACCGCTGCATACGTCACCGTGGGCGAGGGTGTGACGGCTACCACCAGCTCGACACCAATTCCTGCCAACACGCCAATTCCGTTCATCGTGCCGCAAGGCACGGGTGCTCCGTGGCGGGTCAGTGCGATCCAAATCGGCAGCGCTGGCACAGTCTACGCTAAACCCATCAACATCCGATGAGCTTTGGCATACCCGTCCGTAATGGCCTGAGCCTAGGGCTTGGGGCCGTCGCTACGTTGGCGACGGACTTTGCGTCGCCTAACCCAGGCCCGCCGTGGACGGTATTGACCAGTAATGGTACGGCGTATGTAGTGGATGAAGTTGTGCTGGCGAGCAATGGCACAGCGTATTACGTCGTCGAAACTGTGCTGTCCAGTAACGGTACAGCGTACAACCCAATTTGAGGTAGATCATGGCTGTTTACGAAGCGCTTTTGCTCAATACAGTTGTCCCGCAGATCCAAGCCGCACAAGCAGGCGACAGCTATGTCATGGTGGTGAACGCCACCACTCCAGCACTCAGGATCACGCAGACGGGTACTGGCAATGCGCTAGAGGTGGAGGACAGTTCCAACCCGGACGCTACGCCGTTTGTAGTGACTGCGGCGGGGGATGTTGGGATTGGGACGAGTTCGCCTGCGTACAAGTTAGATGTGCGAGCCGCAAATGCTAGCAATTCAACAACCGACATGTATGGAACTCCAATGCTTTGCATTGATACGAGTTCGTATGCCCAAAATGTTGGGGGCGGAATATCTTTTGGATACCGTTACAACAGTAGCAACAGCGTTATTGATCGTGCCGCAGTAATTAAAGCGGTAAAAGAAAACGCAACAGATGGTAACTACGCAACCGCGTTAATTTTTGGCACTACTGCAAACGCAGCATCTACCACCGAAAAGATGCGTCTCGACTCCTCCGGCAACCTCGGTCTGGGGGTGACGCCTAGTGCGTGGGGTACTAGCGGTAGTTTGAAAGCACTGCAAATAACAAACTTTGGGGCTTCTATTGCAAGCTATGGTGGCGGTGATACATGGACTGATTTAAGTCATAACGCTTGGTTTGACGGAACAAACTGGAAATACACTTCGTCATCTATCGGAGCGGCTCGGTATGAGATGACAGGTAACAACAGCGGAAGTGCCCATACGTGGCATATCGCGCCGGGCGGCACCGCAGGCAACGCGATCTCCTTCACCCAAGCAATGACGCTGGATGCTAGTGGGAATTTGGGGGTGGGGACGACGAGTCCAGATGCAAAACTTGATGTTACTGTTGCCTCTGGCCTGGCAGCAATTTTTGGGTCTGAAAGCGCGGCAAATGCGTATACAGGTTGGAAGTACAACTCCACGACGCTAGGTTATGTCGGTAATGGTTCTGGAGTAAACGGAGGCAGCGGCGCAACGGACTTTGGGATTGGATCAACTGGATCGAGGGCGTTAACGTTTGGCACCAACGACACCGAACGCGCCCGTATCACCAGCGGTGGGGATTTTCTGGTTGCCAAGCAGGCGATTAACAATACAGTTGTTGGTGTAGAAAACAGAGCAGATGGATCCACTTTTTCGACTTTGTCTGCATCTGTAGATGCAACTACAACTAGCCATGTTTACTCAACCGGCGCTGGAGCGTACCGCTTTTACGTTGGCCTTGGCGGTACGGTGTACGCCACCAACACCACAATCAGCGCCATCTCCGATCAACGCCTAAAAGAAAACATCCAAGACCTTGATGTTGGCCTTAGCAAGATCATGGCGCTCAAGCCCCGCAAGTTTGACTGGAAAGAAGGCAAGGGCAAGAACATCAAAGGCGACCGTGGGTGGATTGCTCAAGAGTTTGAGC